AAGGTTGTCACTGTATGATCGATGATAGTTGACACTGGTGTGATTGGTTTGTTGACCGATCTGAATGTATACTTGGTATCCTTATCGCATATGATGTATATACGTTGTCTCGATTGTGGAGATCCATAATTTTTAGAATCTAAAACTTTGTAAGATACTTTATATCCTCGATCTTCCAACGATGAAATAATAATTTTGAATGTTTCCCCATTATGAATGGTGTGTAAATTTTTTACATTTTCTAAAATAATCTTTTGTGGTGATTTAACATCGATGATATCTAATATTTTATAAAAAAGATTTCCCTTTAGTTTATCTTGGAATCCTTCCTTTTTCCCGGCGATACTAAAAGGTTGGCAGGGAAACCCGGCACAAAAGATATCGAAATCTGGCATGGATTCTATATCGATCGCGTTTATATCACCATGTGGTTCAATCCCATGGTTTTTATGGTAAATCTTACGCACCTTTTCATCGATGTCACATGCAAATACACATTGATAGTCGTCACCTAACTTGTCGAATGCGGTATGGAATGCACCCAGACCACAAAAAAAGTCTGCATATCTTTTACCGGTCATGTTCTTTTTACTATGGTATCCTTAAAGTATATTAAAGTTGGGACACAACTATACAGTAAGAATGAGTCTGAACTACTACAAATGCGAGACTGAAAAAGTTTGCAAATTGAAGGGTTGGGATAAAGTTAATGTAGACACCGTGTGGTTACTTCTCACAGAAGAATTTGGTGAACTCGCGTCTGCGATCCGACAGTATAAAAAGAAATATAAGAAGATGAATTTGAAAAAAGAGCGTGGGACCGACGTCATGATGGAGATGGGTGATGTGTTCAGTTACCTATTCCAGCTGGCACATATGTTGAATGTCGATTTGGATAAGATGTGGATAGAGCATAAACAAAAAGTCAAGACAAAAAATTATAATGTAGCATAATATCAAGATGAGTGTTCAGATGCTCGATGACGACGCGTCTATAAATCGTATCAACCCGTTTGTTCATTCAGGCCCAGGGGCTGTACGTCGCGTTGAAAAGTTTTCTACGTTCAAATACCCCGAGGAAAAAGATGCCCAGTTCGAGATGGAAGAAGAGGGTCCCATGTACTCGGGTGGTATGTTGATAGGTGCCCCACAACAACCTACTTTGTGTCCGATGTCTAGACCCTTATATCCCCAGAGGAATATAGACATAGGATTTACAAATTATAAAGTTAATAAGATTTTGGTGGAAAAGGTTCGCGGGAAGAGGGTGTTTCCTAGATGGATGCTCATTGTGGCAATCCTTACAGTTCTAGCTCTATTAATTTCAAGACGCTGAAGAACCGTTCAAGACGGTTGATATTCGTACAACGTTCGATTACATCGGGTAAGATATCTTTGCAGAAGGTTCCAACAAACTCCATCTGCCAAGAGCATCTTTTGTTAACATAGGGTGGAGTGAAGGTGGGGTCCAAGATTTTTACACTGTTCATGATACGAATCTGTGTACTAACAGTATTGAATGTGTATTCCATGATATTTTCTAACATGATGGAAGCCATCTTCTGACGAGTTTCTACAGTCTTTTCAATCATAGTATCGATAAATTTCTCGTAGCGAACACCTCGTGTCTTGGAAATGATTTGTGTCCATTCACCAATTGGTTTGGCATCAAGGTAATCGATAAAGGTTTTGTATCCTTCATCACTGATATATTTCGAGTATAGAATTTCAATGTAGGAACGATCTTCTTCGACATCATATATGACGTGAGCAGATTTAAGGATAGAAGTCATAAAATAAAAAGCATTGATTTCTTTAACCTAAGTAAACAATCTTTAAAGTCATTGTTATACATCAAATGTACAACGCAGTTGCAAATAATACGTTCTCGTATCTCCTGACTCTGGATGAGTTCAGGGATACATTTCCAGAGGACAAGATGCCTTCTTGGGTAAAGATCACGACCATCACAATGATTTCTGGCTTTAGCGAAGAAGTAAAGATTGACATCGAGAAAGTAAAGTCTTTATTTGCCGAGCCGGATGAAAAGATGCGAGCGTTCCAATCTAAATTACCTTTTGAATGGAATCTCAAGACGTCCACGACATTTTACAATCAAGTAACCTTGACCTATATGGATACCTACAGCACCAAGTCTATGAAGATTTTCCCCAATGGGAGTATTCAAGTCGCTGGTTGCTCAGACCTATTCGACTGTCAACGTGTGATAACTAATTTGAATATCCTCTTCAAAGATGTTTTATGTATTGAACAAAGTTTATCGCCCGATACGTTCAGGGTTGTGATGATCAATTCAAACTTCAGTCTCAACCATAACCTCAACCTCCACCTCACAGCCCAACACTTTGAAAAGTGTGATGACCTCTTCGAAGTTTCTTTTGAACCTGATAGATATTCAGCTGTAAAGATAAAGTTCAAACCTGCCGAAGATATGAAGCGTATCACGACGAGTATATTCAGTACAGGGAAGATCATCATCACTGGTGCAGAGACACTCAAAGAAATTGCATTTGCTTACAACATCATCAATCATCATATTAACGAATGTGAAAACATCAGGGTATCTCCCACTCAGACCATCGATGTATTCGACACTTTCATGGGATACAAATGTCAGGATTTGATTAAGGAACTAAGAAAGAAAGAATTTAATTCATGGACAAAGACTATTGTCAACAACAGAATTAATTTCTAAATTTATACTAAATGTCTCAACGACTTGGTATGGCCGATGGGAGATGTTTCACCATCAACACATCTTCGCGACTCTTGAACAATTACATAATGACCAACAATCAAATCGACTATGTCGATAACTATAAATACCGTCAACTTCTCCAGAGCAAGGGTCCCGAACTCATCAACATCGTGACCAACGAACAAACCGTCTCCAATGATGGTCAGTGCCAGAGATGTGACAAGCCTCTTCTTAAGGTTGCGGGTATATATTAAAAAAAAGTATAGTTGTGTACACCAGGGAAATGTGTACGTGTTCGATATGTCTCAACCCAGTTAAGGGGACTCGAACCAATCCTCCACTTCGTTGTGGACACGTATTTCATTCAAAATGTATAGAGCAATGGAAAGAACAAGGCAAGAATACATGTCCAGAATGTCGAAAGGTGTTTGATGTATCCAACTTCAAGGTTACATTGACGGTTGAAAATAACTATAATACGACATCAAATGTCCTATCGATGAATGACGATATGATATTTAATGTGATGGATATATTTGATATATCATTTGATGTAGAAGACGTCGTTGATCTAGACGCTCTTCTTTCAGATATTGGCTCTAGTCTTTCCGACATTGATCCCCTTGTTCTTCACACAGAATGAACTACAATAGGTATTGTAATTTAAACCGCCGTAATTTCTACTGGCCTTCCTTGGATCCTTAATCACTTTACTCTTCGCATCAGTCAGTAGTGGGCCTGTCGCCCAACCACGCTTATGACTGAATACGTTCACCTTTAGTTTCATCATCTTACCCACAACGACCGTTGGTATTTTACGCGTCGACACCTTAAAAAATGTAGCAATACTTGTTTTCGTGTCACCCTCTTTTGGTTTATATTCCACCAGGCCATGTTGTTTATAAAAGTGAAAATCACCGTTATTGAATGGGGTCATTTTATTTTTACCAGTGACAAACATCATAACTTTGTAGTATCCAGTCTTACACCGTGTATTCCCCTTGACGATATACACCTTCTTGGGGTTGTCAGATACGACACGTTTTGGTAAGTTTTTACAGTTCGTATAGGAGTGATACCATTTAGATCGACCACTTCTATCTCCAGGAACACTCTTCTGCTGACGATATTTCTCATAATCACCCACAGCATAAGCGTAACAGTTGTTATTACCTATACCTATAGACGTCCCCCAATACTTGTTGGTAAACGTAGGTTCAGAGCCACTCAATGGTGGTTGACGACGACTCATTTATATTATATTGACATATTATAAATGATTCGAGAACTTGCAGTCACCGAAAAAACCGAAGACCGTGTAAAACTTGTCGTGATATATACCACTATCCTCCTCATCAGTACATTCCTTCTTCGTTTCCTCTGGAACGAGTCCCTTGTGAAACATATCACTGTACTGAAGCCCATCAAGACCATGCTTGACGCATTCCTTCTTTCGGTTGCTTTGATGATAATACGCGGTTGTTAAACTTCTTTGAAGCCAACATGCTTTTCACCATCAGGGGCAACAATCACGGGGTACGCGTCCATACCGTCGCAGTTACCCTTATCACAATCAACGAATGTGAAAGGTTTGTTAACCTTCTTCATATGTTCGAGTTGTTTCCGAGTCCATCCACAACCCATTGTCCCGAAAACAGTCCACCCCTTTTCACCAGGTGCAGCCTGAGTAGACGCCTTTCCAGTGTTCATAAAAATGTAAACATTCGCGAGAATGAGAATGACGATCACAATCATTGTTTACTTATTGCTGAGATTTATTTTTAGTTACAACTGGACCACGTTTTTTCTTTGGTTGTACTTTACCTGCTTTCATAACAGCAATCGCACGAGCCATCGCATTCTTTTGGTCTACGGGTTTCGCGGGAGCTTTTGGTTTAGTGATGACAACTTTCTTTCTGGGTCTGGAAACAACCTTTTTGATGATGTTTTTAACTTTATTCTCACCTGTAAAAAAAGTACTACTCAGAACTTTTCCAAAACTCGGAAGATACTGTGTGTGCTGTGCGTTTAATCCCTGTTTGATACGATAAAATGTGACGTATGTATTTTCCATGTCGAGATATCCATTGGGGATAATGTATTTGATGAAATTGTGTACGAGTCGTTCGGTACCATTCGAAGGAGATCTTACGAGAGTGTACATGGTATTCAGAAAGAGATGGAGGTCATAAAGTGGGTGTGATTTCTTAGAAATTCCAACATGTTCGTACGATCCATCTTCTATCATGGGATTTGAGATGTTGGGAAAACTAGATAATCCAAAATCAATCATGATAGCCTCAACACCACCGTTTGATATTTGATATTTCTTACCTGGTAAATTTACGGTAATAGTATCTACGGGTACACGGCGAATCATTATGTTTCTACTATGAAGATCGTGATGTCTAAAACCAGGATACTTTTCCTTGATTCTATATAAATTAGATAAAACCTGCACCATCACCGATTTTATCGCTATGATATCCGGCTTCGTTGCCCACCACTCTTGTAATTCTTTACCACCTTTAATATACTCGAGATAGAGAATATCTAAACCTTCGCACTTCTTATACAAATACATGTCAGGTACTCCGTACCCTTTCAGTTTTTTCGCAACCTTATATTCAAAAGCAGCCATACCGAGATTATTCCGTTTGGTGTCAATCTCTTTATATGCGGTGTACCTACGACCATTATTGTTGATAGTCCCTCTATACACTTTACCATATTCTCCTTGTCCCAATATTTTACCCTTTCCAACTTTCAGTCGTCCATTAGGCCAATGTGGAATTTTCAAGTAATCACCTGGTGAACAAGCCTTTTTACCTCTTAATTTCTTTTTGAGATTACTCTCGATGTCTGACATACTTAAACTATACCTAGATTTTTATACATTCAAGAGAAGAGTGTAATCTTCTTATCAATGTGTGCTTATAATAAGACAAGTTCATTTAATATCATACCTTGCTGACACATAACCAATACCTTAGCTAGATTTGTTTTGGGGGTGTAATCACCATATCCAACACTACTCATCGTCGTGAACGAAAAGTAGAATGGATCTAATACATTCGTAAACTCGAAATGTCCGGGTTCAAGTGATCCATATATAATCCCAAAGAGTGTGGCTATAATGAGAATGTTTTTCATCTATTGTAGGTTTATATTTTTTATTCGTCGATTTCAGGCTCTTCATCAATCTCAACATCAACTTCAACTTCAGATCCTGGAAGTTCGAGGCCCTGGAAGGCGAAGGAAGGTAACTTCTCAGATTGTTCAAGAAGTACCTGTTGGAGACGGATCGTAACGCCAAATTTGTTATCGATGAACCAGATCTGGTTCAGGTCGATGATGGCAAGTACCTTTTGCCCCTTTTCAATCGTATCAAGAGATACAGATTCGCGTTGCATGTTGTATGCTTCAGGAACGAAAGACCCGTCACTTTTGGTGAGAATCTTAAGCTTCATGGTAGCTGGGTACTGCTCCTTACCAGGGCGAACGATAGGCTTGTAAAGAGCTTCTTTCAGGACAGCCACGTTGAACTTCTTACCAAGCCATTCCTTGGAGTTATCGGCGACCATATTCACTACGAGGTCATCGAGTTCGGTCATCGCTTTTAGGAAGGTTGCAGACTCGGTGTTGTCAGAATCGAAAGACAAATCTAACGAGTAGCTCGTACGCCCAGTACCCTCATCAGTGTAGGCACTGAGACCGTATGGGGAACGCATGAAGGGGAGTTGGACGAATACTTTTTTGTTGTCGCTACTGTTGAGGTATACAGCTTTCCCTCCATTTTTGTTCTTACGAAGCTTAGAGAAGGAAACGTTGTTGGCATTGAATTCAGAATATTTTTGGATGGCAAGCGACATGGTGGGTTGTTATATATTATATAGGGTTCCAAACTTTAAGTACTTTTTTTTTCTCCAGGTAAACTATAATGGGTATCTTTAAAGACTGTGGATGTGGGTGTGATGGCGGTAAGGCTCGTGAGAAATTTTTGATTTCTGTGATGTCTGCGTTGATTTTCTTCGTGATCGCCAACCCCCAAACTTTTATTCTTATGCGTCGCCTTCTCGGGCAGTGGGTAGCCGGACCTAATGGCTGTCCCAAATTTGGTGGTCTTCTCTTGCACACGGTGGTGTTCATGTTGATCGTGTGGGGTATTATGTTTCTCAAGAAGGAAAAACCCCCCGTTGCGAAATCTCAGGAAACGGTGGAAATTGTGAATATGGTTCCTGTTCCTGTTTCTATGAAGAATGCTCCTCTCCCCCTCCCCGGTATGATGGAGGATGAGATTGAGCTGGTGGATTCTGGGTTTGAACTCGAGGGTCTTGATGTGACTGGGTCATACGATAGCCCTGCGGGGATTTAAATTAATTTACTTATTCCATTTTTTATAACAAATCTAATGGCATATCTAAAACACTTTGAACAGATCATTCACTTTATGGAGGATATTTAACAAGTCATTCTTACTCTTCACATCGGATGGATTGATAATTTCTAATTCAATCTGATAGTCAGTGATATCCTCTGCGTCAAGGTCAATATTATCACCACTCGACATCGTCAGGTCTATGGACAGATTCTTACGAACGAATGATTGGCGATGCTTCGTTCGTTTTCGATCCATGTCACTGAAGTCGTCAATCTCCATGGGTACTTCCTTACTGAACGCAATCCTAACATCATAGGGTACACCCTTGATTCTCTTAAAATCTTCTTTATGGATAGATGTTTTTTGAATAATCTTTTGATCACCAGTGGTTTCATCGATCGACATACGAATATTGTCTCGATCTCTATAGAATACTTCTTCTTGTGTAGTGTAAATCTTTTCCCACCCTTGATATTTTACGAGAGCTCGATACACTTTATCAAAAGTATCCTTTCCAATATTCGTATCGAACAGTTTACCATTAAATTTCCCAAGACGTAATTCGACTTCAGTTAATGGATCATTCTGACTCTGTTCGAATAGTTTATGAATCTTCTTATGGACGATTTCTGTATTCATCTTTTATTTCTTACAATATGATTATCGCGTCATCTTCTTAAGTGTTTTTTATACGAAAAATGTAATGAAAGGGATACTCAATGTTGGAAATTCTTGTTATTTCAATACGTCCCTCCAATGTCTCGTACATCTTCACATGATCAAGTCACAATTCATCGATCAAGAATATGACGGGTCATGTTCGTTTACAAAACTCTTTTGTGAATTCACCAGGAAGTATTGGGATGACACCACCAAAATAACCTTCAATGTGAATGGACTTCTCAATGAATTTATCAAACAGTTTCCGAGATTTGTAGTTGGGCAGCAACATGATGCACAAGAAGCTGTTCTCTGTATAATAGATATACTTGAACGTTCGGTACCAGATTTGAAGAAACATTTCTACGGTAAAAAAATACAAGAGACGATATGGCCGGGAGGGAAGAAAACACACGAAGAAGTATTCAGTATTCACATATTATGTCCAACTTCAAATAATTTGAGAGAGATGATGATGAACAGTGTCAAATGGAATACATTGAGTGATTACGAAGATGATGATGGTAAAGTACACCATGTGGCGACGACAAGATGTCTCTTCTCAGAGTATCCATCAGTATTGATGATATCCTTTGACAAGAGGGGGCAGTTTGAAGTAATTGAACAAATGACGATCGATGGTCACGAATATGAACTCGTAGCGACAGCTATTCATATGGGAGTTCAACGAGGTGGACATTATTTAGCATTCACAAAGACAGATGATCAATGGTATTATAAGGATGACGATGTTGTTACATTACAAGAACTTCCTATCATGGCTCCACACTACTTACTCATGTACACTTTAAAAACTCATTCATCTTGATATCCTCTTTTATATTGACGAGTGTTCTATAAAAGGTTCTTCTATTATTTGGATAATTCTTATCTTCGCGTTTCAATAACGGCTTCCACCACATTGGTTTGTCATTTTCCATGTACATACATTCTAAGATTGCACCATCTTCTAAAAGTGGTGTAGAGGCTACTTTATCTGGTGGGATCTCACCCTCCATATATAGTTTACCCTTATCCTGTATATACAAACGCCAGATTCCTTGGTCATTGACTTTAGCCATAAAGTCTATAGTATTCTTCTCTTTCGGTTTCCATTTAAACATCGTCTCATGTGTACCCGTCAATACCTGTTCATTGACGGGTGTAAACACAAGACCATCCATTGATTCCTTGACGGTAGGAAGATAGTCATTCATGAATGTTTTAAATTCTTTCATGACATGAAACTTCTTGACTTTCATTTTGATACGATCAGACTTCATACCGATCAAACTTTTTGTGACCCTCTCCATATGCTCAAGACGATTGAGGAAATTTTGATGACCTATAACTTCACCTTCAACCATGACAGTATCATATACCAAAAATGTATCACCATATAATTCACCATCTAAAATTGTACCATCAAAAATTGATTTTTTAAAATGTAATGGAACAGAAAACATTTGAAAGTTTCTATTTACAAAAACACATTGTTTCTTCCCTTCGTACATAAGGGCTACCATCATATGGCGAACACCATCAGTCTTTTCACATACGACATAATCATTATTTCGTAGTATGGGAAAATGCTTAAATTCGATGGAAATAGGTTGAGGACCGGGGAACCTATCCTTCACACCCCACGTCTTAAGGATAAACTTCTTGACGTATTCATTCATGATAAGATAAGAGACGAAAACTTTATGTGCTTTTAACACCGGCAGAGTTGACAATGTTACTAATACATTCATGGCCATAGGTCATGATCAACTTAGCTGCCGTATACGCAACAATTTTAATACCAAATTCCTTAAATTTAAAAAACATCATATCCATCCGAGGAGGGATCAGATTGATACCAAACTTTTTATCAACAGTGGATGCCTTGAGTGCGTCACTGACGAGTTTACAATTAATGACCCATGCACGAGCCGATGTATTTTTTACTGTGTAGTGATCATCCGATATTTTTTGATCAACTGTCGTGTCGAAATCGAGACCCATTTGGTTTACGGGTTCATCCACACCAGTCTTCACTTTTTCTTTGAACATCTTCCAGTCAATACCTTCCTTCACACCCGGGAAGACGAGACATCCAACATCATCACCCATTTTGAACATTTCATTGATACTCACTTCATCGATACTAATTCCAAAATCAATGTAAAGGATCCGGTCAAACGTAGTCAACAAACGTTCGATAGCCTTCGCCTTCGCGAATGGATCATCATTGACAAAAGAGATTTCGTTATGGTGACCATTATGGATACATGCGATGTTCATACGAAGGATCGTGTGAAGTGTTTTTACATGACAAGATTTAGACCTCGTGACAATGATAGTGGCAAACTTCATTTTATAGAAAAACATGCCTAAACCTTAAGCCTGTCATTTAAGCATCCAGTGAATGGCAAATTACCTATATGTCCCAATGTGGTATGAATATGGGCATGGATCTTACCATCCATCTTCTGCCAGCGTCGACAGAATGCGTAATCTTCCGAGAGGTATCTCCTAGTATCAGGGTCAATCATACAATCAAATACGGCGTAATACTCGTCAAAATCGCGGTTTTGATGATCATTCTTACATAACAGTTCGGGATACTTTTCATGCATCCTTTCAAAGACAGATCGTTTGATCATCATGAACCCAGTTGGGCCATCCAAAATCTCTACGAAACCGTTTTCAACTGTACGTCTGGCAGAACCAATATTAACGACAAGACTGGAAGAGAGCATCGCCATGTCCCTCTCATCACCTTTCTTAACAGCTTCTGCAGCCTGATCCCACATGACAACCTTTTTCGGGTAACACGCGACTGCTATGTCGTAGGTAGATTCTAAAAGTTTGACAACCGATTCGGGTTCAAAATCGACATCGGCATCAATAAACATGAAATATTCAGCATCCGTCTTTTGCATGAAACGCCCGACGGCTACATTACGAGCACGATGTACGAGTGATTCATTTTCTGTCGTATCGAGCATAAGTTGTACACCCTTATTTATGAGAAGAAGTTGTAGTTTAATTATACTGGTCATATATTTATCTAAACACAAACCCCCGTAGCATGGTGTTGAGAGAAACAACTTCACCATTTAGTAAGTCACGCCCTTCAGCTCTAAGTGCTTTTTAATAATACATTCTATCTTGTTTACTGTGGGTACAGAGACGCCACATATTGAACAAATCTCACTCTTTGTATGAACACCTCTAAGTGCTATCAAAATCACGGCAGACGCGATACTGTTCGGTGTCTTACTCATGAGTTCGATGCAGTCTTCAATGTCGCTACACATCTTAGTACAAGTGGGTCGGTAATCTTGACCCATATTGAAGTTTCCTAGTAGTCGATGCACAACATCACAAGGTTTGGTCATATAATTCTTTTCTGTTTTTCCCATTATCGTCTCCTTAAACATCTGTGTCGTACGGCTCATGTCTTTACTCTGTATACCAAACATGTCGGCAATCTCCCTTGTCGTTCTTGGCACCTTCGCCAATCTACACGCGTATAAAACGCAATTACCTTTGATACCGATACGAACAGCACCCCTAGTTAATTTACTATCGTCAAATTTCTTGTACATCATTTTAGCATCTTTCAGTATCGAATCGGGAAGTGTATAACACGCCTCGTCAATATCCTTGTATGCATGAAAGAGTGAACGATCTTTGTGGTTCATCGACATGTGAAAATTAATTTTCGCCATACGCTTGAGTTCATATTTAGAAGAACCTGTTGTTGCAATAATAGACCCCTTTCCCCATGCTTGTGAAAAGAGTTCGGGGTTTGAGTTTGGATTTCCACATCGTGACGGATCGTTTATTTTTCCATCTTCACTCACACCACTCGTCCATTCCGGTGATTCATCAATGAACCGATCTTCGACCAGACCACATGATGAACACACCGGTAATCCTTCTGGTGTGTATACTTTTACTCCATTACACTCAATGCAAAAATTTTTATTGAGTAGCTTTATTTCTTCTTTCCTGCCGAATATAGTATCGACTTGGTTCCATATAGCAGCTAATTCCATTCTACTGGATGTCAATTCTTATTTTTACCTAGAACAACGCACTTACTTAGGTAAGGGATTTTTCAATCATATCAATGGTTTCCTTAAAACTCCTAGCACCTGGGGTAGAAGGCTTCCATTCCTCCCATTCCTTGTCTATAAGTTCATGACCTGGTGGGGGTCCGATTGGTATACCATCATCGGGAACGACGAAGTCCGCCATCTCAGAGTCTGTGTCGGAATCGTCATGGTCTTCATAAACGTCACTGTCTACATCCTCGACGTCAATTTCATCATATAAACTGTACATGTTAATACCTACCATCTTCATACCAAGATCGGTAAATGCTGTACCACTTGGGTAATGTTCAAATACACTTTCGAATGGAGCCGGGTTAAGATTTCCAGACTCCAACTGGTAGACACAAGCACTCTTGTATATTTTATTGGTTGGAGACAGATACGAAACTCCTAGTGTATTGCCGGTATTCATGCCTACGAGGGCGTACATCTCATCTTCTGTACCATCTTCGTTCACGAGTAACTTGATGATGTCGTCCTGGAATATGCTTTCGCGCGAAATCATACTTAGAGTTTTCGGACAAAAAATAATCAGGGTAAATAACACAGATGAGAGTTCAGATTTATTCAAAGGATGGGTGTGGGTTATGTGATGCGGCTACCAAACTATGTGCTTCGGAAGGTTTCGATTATGAAATAATTAACATAGATGTAGTCGAATTGAAAAAGTTATGTGAAGGTAAACTTGATTCCTATCCTCAAATATTTGTGAACGATCGTCGTATCGGTAACTATTTTGAATTCCAACAATTCATCGAAGACGAGTATGAACCATTGTTGGAACCGACGTTGGACCGTTTCACTGTTTTTCCCCTCAAACACCAGAACCTTTGGGATCTCTATAAGAAGGCACAAATGTCCAATTGGACAGCTGAAGAGATTGACTTTTCGAAGGATATGGAAGACTGGAATAATTTAACGGACAACGAACAAAAGTTCATTAAGTATATCTTAGCATTCTTCGCTGGATCCGATGGAATTGTTTTCGAAAACATTAATAATAATTTTGCTGATGAAGTACAAGCCTCCGAAGCTCGCTCTTTCTATGCCTACCAAGCTCATAATGAGATGGTTCATGGTGAGACGTATTCAAAACTGATCGACAAATACATCAAAGACTCAACAGAAAAGAAACAGCTTTTCCAAGCTGTTCAGACAATCCCATGCATTCAACGTAAAGCTGAATGGGCCATGAAATGGTTTGACAAATCACGACCCTTTGCCGAACGTCTATTTGCTTTCGCATGTGTAGAAGGTATATTCTTCTCTGGGTCATTCTGTGCCATCTACTGGCTCAAGAAACGTGGACTCTTACCAGGTCTCTGTTTTAGCAATGAGCTGATCAGTAGAGATGAAGGTCTTCACCAAGAATTCGCAGTCGAACTTTACAAGATGCTCAACCAAAAACCATCAAAGGAAACTATTCACGCGATAATTCAAGAGGCGGTTGAAATTGAAAAGGGGTTCATTCTTGATGCACTCCCATGTAGTTTAATCGGTATGAACTCCGAAAAGATGTCTGAATACATCGAATACGTATCTGATCGTCTTTTGAAACAAGTCGGGCAACCAGTGATTTGGAAATCCAAAAATCCTTTCGATTTTATGGAGAATATTTCATTGGATGGTAAGACGAACTTCTTTGAAAAGCGAGTGGGTGACTACGGTAAGATGGATGAAGATTCTGACGAGATTGAATTTGATGATGAATTTTAAACTCTCTGTAATTCGTTTTCGGCTGTACTACTGGTTCGTACGAGTTCCTGACTTCGCCGTTTTCCAGATACTGATGTGAACGCAGAGATCCACCGAGAAACTATACGTTTGGATGAAGTAATCGATCTTGTATCGTCTTCTACGAGTATACTTAAACCATTACAAACATCGGGTTTATTTTCTTTACCTGGAAACTGTGAAAGAAACGCCTGAATGGAAACAGCTGGTATATCGGGTGAATCACTTAAAAGCTTGTCGTATTCCTCTCTTGATTTCATAATAAATTCAACTACTTCAGTTCTATGTTTGACATCAAGAGATATCTCCATATCTATCGACCTATAAAACTTCGACCATTGTACACACATCGCGGAATGTGATTCAGAAAGTGATAAACTCTGACTAAATTTACTAATCGATGTGAGAATACCACCGAGTACGTTCATAAAAGCGAAGAAGTATTGGATGATCATAATCTTGTTCTTAGTATCCGTAGATACGTCTTCGTTACCACTAGGGTTTAAAACTGCGAAACCACCCACACCCGTGATACTCGCTATAACTATACTAGGATACGCTAACCAATCGTTTTGTTTCTTATAGAATAGACGTGCATGGTTATGAAGCCAGCGATACCCCGCTGCCTTCTCGGCCCATTTTATAAGCAACCTTTCCTGGCGATCACACCATTCGCAGCTGTCGTCGCTCATAGCTAACTTATCCTGATATATTTTTCAAGATCCGGTTTCATTTCTTGTACCCACCATTTCTTTTTTTCCGCATCCCATTTTGCACCATTGGATTTTGCGAATTCTTTCTCTTCGTAGGGAACCTCCAAGTATACACGGGTCATCCAATTTTTAGCTTCTTCTTCAGTTTTGAATGACTTATATACCGCACCCGGGTATCCATCCACTTGTTCTTTAGCTTCGTCCCATGTTGTGTATATACCTGTAATATGTCCCTTGAGGATACTGTAAAATTTTTGTTTTTTCGTAATCTTTCCACCAGCAGTCTCAAATGCCAATGCATCAACTTCTTCATTTTTAGGATTACCGTTGTGGGCCTTTACCCATTCCCATTCAACCTTCGTTAATTTATTACGCACGTCATCGATCGCAATCCATAAATCTTTATTTTTCACGGGTGTACCCGTTGATGTTATCCAGTCATTCTTTTTCCAGTTGATAATCCATGAACTAATACCCTTCTTCACATATTGACTATCCGTAAATATACAAACTTCTTGAATGTCTCGAGTTACACATTCTTCGAGGGCTTTGAGGATCGCAGTCATCTCCATTACGTTATTAGTCGTGTCAGTCTGTTTACCAGATAATCTAAACTGATCACTAACCACACCCCAACCACCACGTCCAGGATTACCGAGACAACTTCCATCAGTGTAGATCTCATACATACTTACTTACTGGGCTTATCCTTATATTCGGAAGCCTTCTTAGGTTCTTTACAGATCGTGGTGGATATACTTAAGTGGGTTGTCGGGTTTGAAGAAGTCCTTAAACGGACACTCTTCACAACGCGTGTGACGTACCGCACATTTGAGTGCGTCAGGTTTCGTGATACATGGTTTTTTCATAGATTTTTTTCGTTGCCGATAAGTACGTCTTCTAATATAAAAACAATTAATAGATAATTGTCCAATAACTAACATATTATTAGATTATGATGATTTATTTTTAAGTTTGTATTCGGGATATTCCGAAGCCTTTTGAGGTGTTTTACATATGATGTCACCACAATGGTCTCTATTTTGGTATACAGAATTCATCGAGGCCGATATTTCATGACATGACTTTAGGGACCAACGTCCTAAGATAGGTTTTTCCACCTTAGCAAAAAGTTTAAACACTTCCTTGAACATATATTAAATATGGGGTTTATATATTTAAGTTTATTAAAATAGTTCATCTTCAACTTCTATTTTAAGTTTGCAGTCACCTTTCGGGTAAGCCACACATAACATGGTATACCCCCTCATCATTTGATGTTCATCAAGAAAGGATTGTTCATCTTGGCTTATATGACCCCATACTAATCTCGCCACACACGCGGAACACGAACCTTTGCGACACGAATATGGGAGGTTGAGACCTTCTTCTTCCGCTGCATCTAGAATGTACGTTTCATCATCACATTCAAAGGTTTCTTCACCACCGGGTATAATGAGGGTAATTTTATAATTTGTACGGACAGTTACACGAGACTTCTTCTTGATAATACGAGTTCGTGGTACGAGCGGTGGTCTAATATGACAAGTGGAAAGGGCAGACATATTATTTGAGTATGTATTTTCGTTTTTAAATAGCATTAACAGTGCATTTTAAAAATGATTTATGATTTAATTTACTAATATACCGAAACCAACCGATTAGTTGGAGAAGGCGAGGCCGCCCATACCGCTCTGGATGCGGAGGACGTTGTAGTTCGTGGCGAACATGTTGAGCGAAGTCGCGGCACCGCTCGTTAGATCCATACCAGCCTTAATCTTGATGGCAACCTGGGCGTTATCAATACGCGAGAAGTTGCAGGTACCCGTGGGTTGATGTTCCTCGGGCTTGAGCGCGAAGGAATACGAGTAGATACCGGGCATGGGGGAACCAGAGTGGTGGTTGTAGGCTTGCACTTGGTTGAAGTACTTACCGGTTTGCTCCTTGAAGCGGTCTTGGCCGTTGAGGACAAGCTTGAAGGATTCGACGGGGCCGACGGCACCCGCACCAGAGGCACCTTCCTCGATGAGGCGGAGGGATCCTTCGGAGGAGAACAGGGGGACACCACACGCCTGGGTGATGGGCACATAGCAGTTGGACAGGTTAGGGTCCGTGGGGTCGGACTCGAGCACAACATCGGCGGCACCAACGTTGGAGGTGAAGTTCCACAGTTTGGCGTTCGCGGAGGAAGCGGGGGCGACGGCCCACACAAGCTCCTTGATGGGGTGGTTGTACGAAAGGCGGACCTGCTTGGTCTCACCCGCGGCCACTGAGTCAACACCAGTGTGCTGGACCTGCTCGATCAGGTATTCGTGACCCTTCTGGGCGAAGCGGCGACGCTCCTCGGTGTCCAGGTACACGTAGTTACCCCAGACCTTGAAGGTGTTCAGGTTGAAGTAATCCTCGAACTCACTGGTCAAATCGAAATCGATTCGGACTTCGTGGTACTGGAGAGCGATCAAGGGGAGGAACAAACCGGGGTTGCGGTTGAAGAAGAAGATCAGGGGGAGGAACACTTGGCCCTTACCCGAGGTCATCTTACCCCAATTAGCTTTCTTGGACTCATCCAAGTAAAGCTCGGAGTACATGCGCCACCATCGCTGGTAGTGCTTGTCAATGCGCTGACCACCGATGGACAGTTCAGCAGTCTTGATCGCACGCTCGGCGACCCAGTTGCAGTCGATGGCGTCGGCAGACTTCGTCCCGGTGACCTTGGAGGTCAATTCAACGTACATGTCACCGATGAGATCACCGTTACGGGCGACAGTCACGGAGATGCGGCCGTTGTTGGAGGGGTTACCGTTAGTGGTTTGTTCGATGTTCTCCATCGCGAAGTTGGTGTGGCGTTTGTAGACAGCCTGGAAGAAAGTTACCTTGGGGTTACCCGTCAGGTAGACGTCTTGGGCGCCGTAAGCTACGAGTTGCATGAGACCACCGGCCATTATGAGAGTTTTGTATTATATAGTAACATTTTAATTTGTCCTGATACCGCACGTCGCGAAAAATGGACATTGGTCTTTTCTTTGTATAACACAAATGATCACCGACACCGACGAAATCGAAGAAGGGGAAATTCCCCAAGAGGAGGAAGAGGAGGAAGAAGAGGAAGAGGAGGAAGAGGAAGAGATGTTCATAGATGAAGATGCTGGTATCGACTTGGTCGATATCCTCACAACCCCCGAGGGTGATACAGTTTGTAGTGCCCTTGTTGGTTTGGTACAGCAGATGCAGATGCAAAACAAAATCCTGATAAAGATGCTTGGAAAGTTAGCTTAAAAAATAGATGCGAGTATTAGTAAATCGAGGCATGGCAACCCACTACATATCCGAAGATGCCGACGAACTTCAATCGAATATGGAGATTATAAAAAATAAAGTCCAGTCCATCAATTCTGATGAACTCCTCAAACTTCTTGAACAACAGGAAAAGGAATGGGATATGGGCATCAAAAATAATACATCGATCCCGTCAGAGTTGGGATACAAACGTTTTTTTAGACCCGAAGAAATCAACCCAGTAACGGGTAAACCATTCCGTGTCGACATGGAACATACTGCTTCTTCTCATCGCCGAGTCATCTCGTTGATGGGTCAGATGTTTCATCGAGCGACCGCCCTGGAAATTTCTGATTACGAACCCAATGACGATGGCCTGAACGTTTCGTTTAGAATCAATAGACTGATCGAACAAGTGGATGACGCGTTCCAAATTGTTTTCAGACATGCGAGAATCTACGAAAGAATTAATAATCCCACGTGTCAACCCTTGAACACGGAATGTGACCCGGTATTATATAGATGTAACACTACCGCACTTGATACATTATCCCCTTATCAACAGTCCCTTATTTCTTTCCTCAACCATACATACACCAACAACATTCGACGGTATAAGGGGTATTGCTGTACCCAAATAATTACACCGGATGGGTATACAACACGTGCGTGGAAACCAAACCGATCAATCGAAACTGAAGTGTTCATGTTTTCCCAAAAGGAAACGAATCGTGCGAACTGGGAAAACTTAACATCCCGTGGTAATACGATTAACGACGTCATTCGTTTCGTATCGAAATGTCACGATATGCAGTTCCCTGAAATCTCCAAAAACCGCCATGTCTGGAGTTTCAAAAATGGTATCTTCATAGGTAAAGACATAGCTAAAGAACGGGTCCCGGCCACTGGTAAGTTCAGATCTAACTTCTATAGTTACGAAAGTAAAGAGTATAAATGTCTCGACCCCACGATCGTAAGCTGTAAATACTTTGATCAGATGTTCGAAAGTTACGATCACCTAGAAGATTGGTGGGATATTCCAACACCATATTTCCAGAGTATCCTGGACTATCAGGGATTTGATAAGGATGTATCTAGATGGATGTATGTAATGGGGGGCAGACTTTGTTTCGATGTAAACGACCTTGATGGTTGGCAGATTGCTATGTACTGTAAGGGTGTGGCGAGAACCGGTAAGTCTACATTATTGACGAACGTATTTCAGAGGTTTTACGAGGCTGAGGATGTCAAAACGTTGAGTTCAAACTCAGAAAAACAGTTTGGTCTTTCCGGTATCTACGATGGTTTCATGTTCATCGCACCCGAGTGTAAGAATAATATGAGTCTCAACCAAGCTGAACTACAATCTATCATCAGTGGTGAAGATGTTAGCGTCGCGATTAAACATGAGAAACCTAAATCGATTAAATGGACTACACCTGGCTGCATGGCCGGTAACGAACTCCCAGATTATAAAGATGCATCCGGATCTATTTTGAGACGTCTGTTGGTCTTCGACTTCCCCAAGCAAGTAAAGGATCATGATGCTGACCCACGCCTCACCAACAAACTCGCCAAGGAGATCCCAGCAATTCTACTCAAATGTGTACGTGCCTATGTCGAGTATGGTCAGAAATATGCCGATCGAGACGCATGGGCGGTTGTTCCCGCGTACTTCAAGAAGATTCAAAAACAAGTCGCGATGGTGACAAGTTCCCTGACAAACTTCCTCGAGAGTAGTGCAGTTGATCGAGACCTCAAATTATTCGTACCCCAGTCAGTGTTTACTCCAGCATACACTTTACATTGTACGCAGACTCTCAATATGGGAAAGCCACGCTTCAATCCAGATGCTTACGCTGGACCCTTCAGTTCATATGGCATCGAAGTACGTGAAGAAGCAGTTACATACAAGGGTCGCTCGTACCGAAAGCAACCAGTGTTTTATGGTGTAGATGTCATTGATGAAAATGAAGAAATATTAACCAATGGATACTAAAAAAAAATATCATCATCTATTACTATGAGCCAGAGGATAAAAGAATTTGTCCGTCAGTCTGGTGTCGAGATTCAACGATCGAACTCGAACTCGGACAATAATTTTGCACGAGAACTCGAAGAGAACATGCTCCGAAAAGAGCGTGAACGTACCGTACTCCCTAGAGATGTACGAGTCCCCCAACTTCTTCAGAAGAATATGGTCAATAACCAGTCCTACGAAGGAGCTTTCAGAGAATTTGAAAACAATGAGTTTGGGGGTTTGACGAACAATAATATTCGTCAATTATTGGCATCGAGTGACATTACGACACTCGAGATGACTAAACTCAATCCTGGTATGTTCAACGCAACAGTAGATTCCGGATTCGGTCAGAAGGATGCCATCATCGATATAAAAAAGATATTGATGAAAACCCCCCTCCCAAAAACAGCTATCGGCGAAGGTCTTTATTTAGACACGAC